CTCCATTGGTTTCGGGACGCTGCCGCCGCCGCCATTCCTGGCAACCGCCTTCCGCGTGATTCGCTGATACTGCGGGTGCGATTATGACCTTGTAGTATGTTGCGAAAGGCCCCGCGCTCCGGCTCCCCTTCCCGTTGAGCGCGGGGTTTTTGCATACCCCCGCTCGATACGGGGCGCGTTTCCTGACAACGCCCCAACTACGAAGTTTCACGCCCCGACTACGGGGTCGGAACGCCTTTCCTTACAGGCAGTCCCGTTCCTCGGGAGATAACCCACCCCACACACCGTATCGGCGCACATCACCCGTCTCCAGGGACAAGGCCATTTTGAGACATTCATAACGCACGTCGCATTGTGAGCAGAACTCGCGGGCCAAATCGTAAATCTGGTCGCCGCTGACTCCTACCGTTTCGGGGAAAAAGATGATTGTTGATGCGCCGCGACAGGCGGCCCGAACCATCCACTTTTCTTCAAGATACATTTCGATTCAAATGGTCTTGATAGGCGGCTCTTTGGCTGGGTGTCATTCCGGCATACATACCGTATCTGAGAACAGCAGGGTCTTTTTCTATTTCCATTGCGTATTCGAAGCATGACTGAATGACGGTGCAGTCACCGCAGATTTTGCGGGCTTGCACGTATGCGAATCTGCCGCCGCCTTTGTCTTGAAAAAATAGGTCCGTGTTGGCTCCGCGGCAAGCCGCTTGTTTACGCCACTTCATGCGATACCTTCCAAGGTAGGTGGCACACTGTCTGCAATTCTTTTGTTGGCAATTTCTATGTATTCGGGGTTCAGTTCAGTGCCGATGAAGTTGCGCCTATGTTTCAGCGCAACTACCGCAACAGTTCCCGACCCCGTGAAAGGGTCAAATATTGTGTCACCAATTTTGGAACCAGCAAGTATGCACGGCTCAACAAGTGCTTCTGGCATAACGGCGAAGTGCGCACCTGTAAATGGTTTCGTAGGGATTGTCCACACAGACCTTTTATTGCGGGTGTTGTATCCCTTGTCAGCAAGTTCTTGCGCAAGTTTGGCTTTGGCCGCGTTGAGGCCGCCGTTTCCATTACCCAGACCATGCGTTTTTCTTGTGTCTTGTTGGCGGCTTCCAGCGGAATCGCCAGCGACCATTACGCCACGTTCTTTTATTGCTTCGTGGTTGAAGTGGTAGCGGGCTGATTTGGTCAGCATGAACAGATACTCATGCGCTTTCGTACATCTGTCCCGCACTGACTCAGGCATTGGGTTCGGCTTGTGCCAGATGATGTCCTGCCGGAGATACCAGCCGTCTGCTTGAAGTGCGAACGCGACACGCCACGGGATACCAACCAAATCCTTCGGCTTCAACCCATCAACGATGGCTTTAGTGAATGAGCCTTGCGTTGTACCAACAGAAGTGATTTGTTTAGCGGATTTCTCAGTGAGCCGTACTTGCCCATCCGCATAGGCACCTTTGCCGCTGCCTGCGTAGGAGTCTCCGAGGTTGAGCCACAGCACCCCATCATCCGCCAATATGCGATGGACTTCTCTAAACACCGTAACCATGTTTGCGACATACTCATCAGGCGTGGTCTCTAGCCCTAACTGCCCATCTGTGCCATAATCACGTAACCCCCAATATGGCGGACTTGTAACGCAACATTGCACAGACCCCGTTGCGACAACACCAATCTGTTCAATAACGCTACCCTGATAAATTGTCCAATTCATTTCTTTTTTGTTCCCTTTTTCCGTTTGGCTGGTTTCTGTTTGTCGTATTCTCGGGCTTGGTGGCATTGGCATAAACAGCCGAGCGTTTGCCATTCTTGCCAGGGGGTGAGTGCCCTTTCTACGGTGCCGCAGTGTTCACACGCCACTGGACTGCACCATGTTCATGCAGCCGAGATAGCCGATTGCGTCCACCAGGCTGTCGTGGTGCCATCCGCCGCGTTCCGTTGCGGTGCGCAACCGGGCCATCTTCACCGCCAACATGAAACACAACGCTTCATGCACGGTAAGACGCACCCCGGTCAAACCGTAGAAGATGTCCACCACTTTCGAGTAGTCCTCGTATGGGTGTGAGTATTGGTCTTGACGCGGACCTGTGATGAGATGGTAAGCCTCACCGAGTATTTCTGCCCCGTTGAATTTGGCCATCAGAAAGGTTCTTCGTCCTCAAACATTGAACCAGCGAATCTGGTGTTCACCTCGTTCATTGTGTCGGACGTTTTATCTACGAACGCCTTGTCGTAGGTCATGTCGAGGCCGATGTTGTCTGCGACAATCTTGGTGTAGGTGCGTTTCTGGCCGTCTTTCTCGGAGGTTGTCACGTCAATCCGTCCAATTACGATAACCCGGTTGCCTTTCTCCAACGATGCAGCTGCATTTTCGGCGGTTTTGCCGAACGCGGTGATGGTGTGCCAGGTTGTCTGCTTCTTGTCGTCCTTGCCGCGTGTGGTGGCAACCGAAAATTCTGCGACGGCCATTCCCGAAGCTGTAAAACGTAGGTCGGGAGGTTTTCCGATGTTGCCGATGATTGTTGTGTTGTTCATTTTTTCTCCCCTTTCAAGGTGAGGTTGATGGTTTGGTTACGTTGTTTCTTACAAGTATGCGTGGGGGGTGCGCTCGGGCGGACCCAAAGGGTTACGGTTTGGCCGCAGTTCCGGCACTCCCATTCGGATTTGCGGTCCGCCATTGATGCCATTTCGGTAACCCCTTCCCTGTCGAATACTTCACTAAGGCTAGTGCGGCCCGCAGGTTGGTTCGCGGATTTAGCAGGTCTTCGGATGATTGGGCGATACCCGCGTTCCGAAGGTAGGTAATCCAGCTGTAATTATTGACTTGTAGGAGTCCCATGTCCCTTGACCAGACTGAGCCGTCCCCTCTTTTGTTGAGGCCGACGGCGGTTGGTACGCACCGGCTTTCCCGGTGAGCGAGTCTGAACAGTTCGGGAAGGTCGCCCCTTGCAAATCCCACTTCGATTGCGAGTTTCTCGTACTTTTTGCAGTTGGCCGGTATTGGGGTTGCTGCCCCGACCTGGGCTGGCGTGAGGTTGATAAGGATGATGGATGCCAAGAGCGCGGTTTTGCGCATGATGTTCTCCTTTCGTTGGTGGGCATCAGGTGGTGTTGTGCGTGGCTGTCTCCTTTCGGTAACGGATTAGACGAGTCTAGTCGTATTGCGGGTTGGTCAGTAAATCTTTGACGTGGTGTTCCATCAACAGGAACCCCCGTGCCGGGTTGTCCGACTCGGCTGCAAACAGTCGCCTGTCATCAGGCGTGAAGTTGTAATCCACATATTTGCGGAGACGGTCGGTGGACACGATGACAAAAGCGTCGTCGGAAAACAGGTAAACCCACCAGGCGGCTTTCGTTGTGCGTAACCCTGATGGTTTCCACGGCCCGTTGTTCGGTGCCTGCCCGGTTTCGACAACCATACGCCCGTTGCGGTAGCGGTCACGTTTCACTTCAAACGACCCGTCGGATAGGGCCACTAGGAACGCTTGGACTATTTGTTCGCCTTGTTCGCCGTATTCGAGGTCCCGTTCAAAATTCGGGCCTTCAATGTCGTGGTCAGGGTTGTACGGCACGTTCCATTTCCTCGAACGATGCGTATGCGAAAGCGAGCGCAGCTTGGTCGTGAATGTCGATGTTGGCGAATCGTTCCGCTATCTGCCGCCAACGGTCGGCCAATTTTTGCGTTTCAATGTATGTCGGGCAAGTTGAGCAGACGCAACTGTTGTACGTGTAAGAAAATTGAACGCGCTGATATTCTTTGGCGTAATACTCCCAAATGTTATCGGTCATTGTCGGTTCAGTTTTCTTCGTTGTCATCTTCTTGTTCCCCTTCCAAATCGAGAAACGCCTCAATAGCGGCCCTCTCACGTTCAGACAAACCAGTTTCCGCGTCCAACGCTGGGAAATAAATCCGCTTTGTCAAACACTCGAACAGTTCCCGAGCAATCTCAACTATCTCCATAGCCTGCCTCTTGCAAGAGATGCACCAGGTCATCAAGGCGCATAATGGCGTACTGGTCGCCAGGGTCGCCGTAAGAACGACGTTTCACGACAAGAATCCCGTGTTGGGCTTTCGCGTTAATCCGTTCCGTTTCGGTTTCTTTCAACCAGCCGGAGATGTCCAACGTCTTGTGGTTTTTGCACTCCCACACAAGTGGCCCTGTGCCCGTGATGTCGCCCTTGTCGGCTGTCCCAGCCAACGCCCGACGTTCCGCGTGTACCCAACCTTTTGACTGAAGATACCGGACGATGAGTGTTTCGAACGCGGTTCCTTTGCCGCGATTTCTGCTCACCGGTCAACCTGTTCGGCAGCGCGGTCCAAAGCGAGGTCCCGCAAATCGCACAGTTCTTTGAATGACATTCGCAAGTCGGGAAGTTTGTTTGCGGGGATTGGTTCGCCCCATTTCACGCCTGCGTTCGCGGCAACCATCTCTGGGGAAATGCCTTTGCCGGTACAAGCCTTCTGAAACTGTCCTAGTTGTACGTCCGTCAATGTGCCTTCCGGCGCGTCCTGAGGCTTTTGAGGGGCCTTAGGGGGGGTTTTGGCGGCACCGCCCGTCTGACGGGGCTTGGGTGTGGGCGCAGGGGTTTTGGTGCCACCCAAATCGTCCCATTCCTGTTTGGTCCACAACGCGAGACAGATGCCGAATCGCATCGCGGCGTTCCGCAGAAAATCCCCGACAAGTTCCTTGTCAAGTTCCTGTTTGTCTGCGCGAACCGACCCCACGCCCAGCCTAGCCTGACCCAAAAGGGTTAGTTGCCCCCACATGGTTGCAATACCGTTTTCGACGTGAATGGCGGGTCTACCGTTGTCCCATGCCATTGGCGACCAGCTCCACAGCGGGTCAATTTCAATGAGTATGCGGGTTATGTCGGCATGGCCCACAAAGTCAAGTGACGCGCCGCCTTTGGGCAGTTTGCCGACAATCGAGGGGTCCGGTACCGCATATTCCTGCAAAACGCGCAGCAAATCCTTCTGATTTTCCTGTGTCATGGTTTATTTCCCTTTCAAGTTGAATGTTCTGACAATTATCTTTTTTTGATACTTTTCGGCCAACTCGGGGTTGTCCGCTTTGAAAGATTTGGTGTCAAATGTTGTGCGCTGCTGACCTTTCCATGTGGCGACCAAAACGCCGTTGATGGTTGCGGCATCCGCCTCGCCCATCAATTCGCACAGCTGCGCTTTCAGTTTGTCCTCTAGTTCCTCGTAGGACTTCAATTCATTTTTGACGTGGCGTAAATCTGCGACAACTTGGAGGTATCGCTCGTCCAGTTCAACCACTGTGTCCGACGCAGGCTCCGGGTACCGGTCCTGTATTGACGCAAACGACCATTTCACCCCAGGCGGGGTCATCCCGAGGTCAATCGCAGCAAGCCACTCAGACGCTTTCTCGATGTGTTCTTCTTTCTCTGCGTCGGATACTTCCTGCACATGAATATGAAGTTCGTGTGCGCCGTCAAACACACCCCATGTGATTTCGGGGGTGTCGGCGCAAATCGCCTGCTGGATTCCTTGGATGCGCCAATAATCAAAAAAGTTGCCGCTATCCCAAGGCCGGTTGTAAGTTTTTATTTCAACGATGCGGCGGGTGTCGCCCTGCTCGAAGAATCCGTCAATGGTCGAGATGAGTCGTGCGCCACGGTCATCGTCGTATGCGAACATTTCTTCTGGGGTGTAGAAGTCAATGCCTAGCCGTTCGCTTACCCATGTTATTACTGTCGGCTCCAAATCGTTGCCCCGCTTCATCGCCCAGGTCGGCTCGCTGGGTGTCGGAGCAACATCTGACAGCAGCTCTGCTGCGAACCGGTCGGGTGGCACAAACCTGTGAATACCGTATATGGCTGCCGCGACCGAAGCTGATATGCGCTTGCGGCCCTGTTCGTCTTGGAACCTGATGTTCAACCAGTCTTGGCCGCCATGTTCCGGTTTGGTTATCCTGTAACGCTTGAAACCCACCTCGGGCCTCCCTTCCTTGTTACAGACCACCCTAACAAGGGGGTGTGCGCTATTGCAAGGACCCTGGGAGGGGAAGCTCTGGAAAAACGCTTTGTAGGGTGGCGATATGCCGCACCATCCCGTGTGGGATATAGATAACGTGGTCTACGAATCCATCTGGGGAAAGTGACTGGGCGACCGTCAAATGTTTGGGTTTACCCCCGTCATTTTCGCTGACCATGAGGCCGACCGTCGTGATGATGTGCTCGTCTTTGTCTTCTTCATCGAGAACACACCATTCGCCCGGACCTTGGTGCGCGTCGGCCCATTTGACAACGATGTACCGGAAATCGGGTGGCGGTTTTTTTTCCATCGCCTTATTTACCCCTTTTGCTGCCAATTCCCATAGGGTTAGTTTACCGTATGGGTGAAACAGCCTTTTGTTGTAGGGCAATCAGTTCCAGAAACGCTTTCAAGAATTGTTCTTGTTCGGCGGCGGGAACTATTGCTTTCCTCAAATAACGTACCAAAATTTCAATGTCTGTGGCTGTCATAAGACCCGCCACGGTAGCACTCAAATTTTGCCGTTTAGGTGGTCATCAATGTGGTTGTCGAGTTTTACTTCAATTCGATTGAGTGAGTCTTGAACGAGGCGGTGGTCGTCACGATTTTCGTTCCTCAGCACTTGTACCAAAGCTGCTAAAACTGTCCCCACAGCAGCTATGACCGCCACGATAACTGCTTCGTTCATTCGTAAAATCCGCTTTCTTCCCAACGGCGGGCGAGAAAACGGCTGCCAAAAATAATACTAACAACAACAGCCACACCAAAAATAAACAGACCAACCAGAGTGCGGGCCATGTCACGCCTTCAGTCCTTTGCGCCCTTTTTTCTCTTTTCGGGTTGGCTTGGAGATTTTAGTGGCCTGGTCAACCGTACCGGCGAGAAGGTCGGCGGGAAGATTGTCGCAGTCAAAACATTCCAAATGCCAGATTTCAAATTCCTTGTTTGCCGGGTCGCCCACTCCCCATGCCCACCCGAACTTTTGGCAGTTTGATTTGAGCCAATCAATGTGCTTTTGGCTTGCACCGAGCGACACAAGTTTTTTGTTGACTACTGCCGCAACGTCGATTGCGCAACCCCATCCGTGTTTTGATGTGCCGGGTGTGCCCGCCGGAGCCATGCCTTCTTTCAGAAACCAGGTTTTACCTGTGTAGGTGCGAGTGATTTGCGGGACACGTTTTGAGGGTTTGGTGCTGTAACGGCTGGAAAAAAGAGATTGCTGCTCTTTGAGGGTGCGCAGGGCACCGACGTGGGAGTATTCCAGGCCGTCGGTTTTTGCTGCGGTAATCATCTTGTCCCACGCTTTCGCAGCCTTCCAATAGAGCTGCCCGTAAGGTTTGATGTTGCTTAGAAGGTGTGGGGGGATGTCCCCGTTTGCGCACTTTTCTAGTTCTTTCGGTGTGACGAACTTGTGTGAGGGGTACATTATTCATCGTCCTTCAAGTCGATAGCGGTCAACAGTACGGTGCAAACCAACAGGATACCTGTTATCCACAGGGCTTGGACGCGGGTTTGGCCGGACAAGGTGATGATGATGTATGCGCTGGAGCAGGCCGCAACAATTAGTGTTGCAAGGGCAGCTACGTACTTCATCAAAAGGTCAGATTAGCACCCGTTGTCGTTCCCGCAATCTGAGAATTGTGTTACCGTTTGCGGGAAATAACGATGGGTGCCGCAGTCAGAACTGCTCCGATTGCGACAAGTGCGCGGCGTTGCCCGACTGTCACGTTGGAGTCTGCCGGGACATACGAATCAAGGCCGCCACCAAAGATGTTGACCTGAGATTCAAATTCTCGTTTGATTTCGACCGGTGCGCCAGACACGGCCTGGGCGACCGCCTCTAGTTCCTCGGCGGTGAGGTTCTCAATGTTGTCTGCAATAACTGCAACCGCTTCTGTCACGGCTTCTGGGGTGGCTGCTTCAGCCAATACAGCCACAGCCTCTAGGGGGGTTTCTACAGGCCGACTAAACGGGGGGGCTGTGGTGGTTGTGGGGGCAGGGTCCGGCGCAACAGGGGCCATCTGAGGGGTGTCAGCGACCCCTGTAGGGGCGGTGGTGGTACTTGTGGAAGTAGGGGCGGTAGGGCGAGGTTCCGCTGGTGGTGTGTTGGTGGTGCGAACAGTTACCACGGACGTAAAAGTTGGAACCTCGGTCATCACAGTCGGAGCCGAAGTCGTAGATGACGATGTTGATGACGTTTCCAAGGGCAGGGTGGATTCGAATAGGCTCGTCGTAGAGGCTATCTGGGGCATTGATGTCGTGGAGCTGGTCGTTGACGATAGCTGCGAACTGCTTGTAGGTGGCAATGATGTCTGCCAAACGGTCGTTGGTGGAGAACTGCTTGTCGTCGGCGGGGAACTGCTTGTCGTCGGTGGAATCGTTGTCGGCCATGTTGTCACCGTACTTGTTGTCGTCTCAACATTCAAGGATGTTGTGGTTGGCAAGACGGTTTGTTGAACGAGTGTGCTGGTTGTTGTTGTGCTGGTTGTTGTTGTGCTGGTTGTTGTCGTGCTGGACGTGCTCGTTACCGGCAAGGTGGTTGTTTGCACCGGCACGGCAGAAGTTTCAAGGTCGTACTGCACCCCAGACCGCCAAGCATCCGGATTGCCGCAACACACACCAGCCCTGAGGCGATACCAACCTGGCACCACCTGGTATTCAATGTTTGATTGCAAACCGTACCAGTCGTCGTTCTGTGCGAGAAGAACACCGTTTGAGTTGTAGAGCCAAAGCATCGGGTCGGAAAAATATCCGCCGACCTCATGGGTGCGGACCTGAAAGATGGATGGTTCCGTGAATTCAAACCAGTAGTCGGTTGAAGCAACAACCCGTATGGTGTCGGCCCTGGCTGTTGCGCCAATCAGAATAAGTAGCAGTCCTGAGCAGACTGCAAGAGTTTTACTCGCTCGAAGTAGTGTCAGCCTTTTTGCCGAAGGCAATGGCAACTTCTTCCTTGCTCAACACGCCGTCTTCTGCCCAGAACTTCAACAACTGTTCCGTAACCTTGGCGGCGGCCATGAACCCTGCAAGGGCTGCGGCCTTCCAAAGTTCGACACCGATGAC